TAGATCGCGACGAACTTACTTCCCAACCGGCGCATGTGCCAAACTCCGCGCCGCCATTGCTCCAAGTCGCCTTGATGATCGGGAGTGTCGCGCGGCATTGCGCAGCCTGCGCAGCGATACGGACACGCGCGCGACCACAGCAGTTAGATCTTGGTGATATTCATTGCGCCTGTTGCACAGCCCACATGATCGCCGCTTCCGGCGTGTCCTTGCCGCTGCGCGTGAAGAAGGTGTTGAGGATATTTGTTTCGCGCGACGTAAAGCGCAGGACCATCTCAACCTTGCCAGCTTCGATGTTGCCGCCTTTGCCGTTGCCTTTCGGCTTTCCCTTGCCGCCCTCAGGCCAAGCGAAGGTCGTGATCTGGTCGATATCGTTGAGCGTGCGCAGATCGTAAGGCAGCGTCGCCAGCAAATCATCCTCGGCAAATTCCAGCTTCATCTCTTTCACCATGCCCGACAGCTTAACAAAGTCGCTCTCGAATTTCGTTTCATTCGTCTCGACTGCAATGCGCATCGCTGCGGCCTTGCTGATCTTGCCAAGATCGCACACAAGGACGTTGCGCTCGCCGAGTTCAGTCAGCGCATCGTGACGGTGATTACCATTCACCATCTCAAACCGGTCGCCCTTCAACTGCCGCACCAGGACGTTCTCGACTTGGCCGTTGCGCTTGATGTTTGCCACCAGCTTCTTCGTAAGCGCGGCGTCCTCTTTCTTGTAGTTCCAGTCGGCCTTGGAAATCTTGGCCAATGGAATGAGGCGGTAACGCCGCTTGCCTACGACCAGACTATTCCTCTCGCTGTCCATAGATCGGTGAGATACTGTGCGAACTTTCCGTATTGTTCAAGCACGGTCCTTATCAGCTCGCGGTAACGGAAGACGGTTTCGCGATCGCACTTCATCCGCGCCAGCGCGCGCGCATTGCCAATCGCGCGCCCAAGATACTTCGCTACATCGCTGCGGTGAACCGTCTGCAATTTGCGGCCGTTAAAGCGCATGAACATTCCAGAGCGATAGATCATCGACCAGCTGGACGAATCACTCGAGTAAACGGGCACGTTGGTGAGGAAGTCCTTGTCCACCGATCCGAACACATGGACTTTCACCTGCCGCTCGTAGCATCGCCTGACAATGTCCAAGTAAACGCGGCGATCAAGATTGCGGTTGCGCCAGCCTTCCAGCGCAATGTAAGGCCATTCATCCACCAGCTTGTGCAGCGTGCGCATTGGCTCGCAAGCGTGCCACACTGGCATGAGCCGCGTGCGATCGCCATGACACGCTTCCAGCAGACACGCGCGCTGCCACTTCTGGAACTTGAGGCCGTGCATCTGGACGGTGTCGAGTTCGACAAAGCAATCAACGTGCGGCAATACCTGCGCAATCATCTCCGCGTATTGCTCGGTGTATGTGCGCGGCGGCGGCAGCTTCGCAGCGGACTTGATTGCGCTCACGGTCTTCACGCCGCTGCCACCAGCGGAAAAGAATCCGTGCGCGCCTGAGTCGCAGACAATCGACGTCGGCCTGTGCCTGCGCAGCTTGGCAAACGTCTTCGCATCCTTGATATCGAAGAAGCTGGTGAATAGATCCCTGCCGCTGAAAACACCGATCATGTCCGTCACTGTCGGGAATGTTCCGGCGCCCGCGCAGTAAATCTTCATTGATGAAGCCTATAATTCGCATGAAGGCTCTGCGCAAGCCTGCCGCTACGTGCTTGGAGTGCGCGCAGCGGAACATTGTAGCGGCTGCGGCGCTCCGACGATTCTACGGGGCTTCCAAGCTTAAGCTGAAAACAGCATAAGCTTCACGGCGAAGCGACCGCGATGTATGCGCCGTCGCTGCCGAGCACATGATTCGGCGGGTCGAAGTTTCCGGCTGGCGGCATTGATGAGTTGTGCGTCACGCCAATCTGCGCGCCTGAGGACGCAACGAAGTCATGGTTCACATTCAATTGAATGAGGCTGATCGTTGACAGCGCGGACTGGATGATGCCCATCAGTGCGGCCACGCATCCTTCGTTGTTGTAGCCGACCACGAAGCCGAACGCATTGCCAGCCTGTCCGTCGCCCATCCCAACCCAAGCGCGCGTGTCGCTGCGAATGCCTGTCGCGTTCGATGTGCACCACGTATTGCAACCCGCGCCGCTTGGCGCTGCCGTGACGTATGTGCCACCGGCAACCCAAAGTCCGTAAACGATATTGCCGCTCCAAACAAACCGCAGGTAGGTGTTGCCGCCGAATACGGTCTGCCCCATCAGGAAAGCCGTGCCAGCAGGACCGACTTCGATTGCTACGCTGCAATCGTTGCCCGACAGCATCGGCCAGAAATTCGTTGGCGCGGAAATGCCAATGCCGATAGAGAAGCGCGCAAAGATAATGCGATCGAGCACGCTGTTCGTGTTGCCGCCAAGGATGCCGATTGCTTGACCAACAGGCGCAGCAGGCGGCGTGTAAGCGGGTCCGCAAATCGCGAAGTTCTTGATGCGGCCAATTCCATTCGGACAATTGAACACTGGAACACCGCCCGTCATCGTGCTGGTGAACTGCGTCGGGAAAACAATCACCCGCGTGCTGCCCAATGGCGCAATGCTGGACGGCGGTATCACAGAAGCATCCATGGCGAAGTGCATCGAGACCGTGATTGTCGTGCCAGCGATGCTGGTGACGCGCCCGACGCCTTCCAGTTGCGCTTGCGGCGCATTGTGAACAAAGATGAGATCGCCCACCGCGATGCCGGATGCGTCGTTGAGATTCAGCGCGTAAGTCAGGTTAGGCAGCGAGCCGCCGCGCACCATGTTCGTGCCACCGCGAAATGTGCGCGATGAGATATCCAAGCCAGTCACATTGATGCGCACCGCATCAGGATGCGTGAATTGAATCGGCACGCTGTTAGCAAAGTGGCCGCTGTAAACATGAATCGTCGCGGTCTTGTCGGCAGGGATATGGAATTGCAGCAAATAGTCGTGAGCGTCCTGCACGGTGGCGAACAAAATCGTCGGATCAGTAATGCCAGGATAAGTCAGCGGCACATACAGATCGACGTTCGTGTGAAGCTGGCGCGCGCCAATCGTTATCTCCGTCGCCAGCGAGTCGTCTGGATTGTCCTGCGTCACTTCAATGCCGTCGCCGCCGACAATGCGTTTGAACTTGAGGATGTTGCCAGCCGTGGATTGATAAACACCAGGACCATCGTCACCGCTGCCGACATTCACACCGCTCACCGCTTCTGTCGGACTGATGCTCACTGTGATGTCAGCCGGATCGACGCGATCGACAATGAGTTTGATCTTGTAAGCGCGCACAGTCGGCGCGGCAGGGTCGATGTAGTTCGGTGGATCCGCGAAGACGTTCGCCACGGAATACAGCTGATCGGGATTGCTGTCGATGTGTGCCATGATGCCTACCTCACGCTCATAGAAAGCGTGTGGCGCGTCCGTGCTCCGGAAGTTGCCTTCGATCATGAGCACGCCGCCGCCCAAGTTCTGGACGCTCACAATGTTGACGTCCATCTCATGAACGATCAGCGCAGTCAGCGGCCAGAGATCAGCGGGAACGGATGCCGTGCCGCTGCCGACGACAATCTTCGTGATGTGCAATGTCCCGCCAGCCTGCGCAGCAGTAAGCATGTCGCGACCGACGTTCGTAAATTCTTGTTTGGTTAGGCTCATGATTCAATAGGTGTGTAGTCAGGTGCTTCGCTTGTTACGTAAAAGAATTCCAGCATCGCGCCATACCATGCAATGTCGCAGGTGGAAATTAAAGCTTCGTAGAATCCGTCAAACCAACGGCTCACAGGCTTGTATTCGTTGATGAGTGCCAGCGCCATTGCTTCCTTTTCAGGCGGGATGATGTGAACGTCGATCAGCGCGCGGAAGCGGTAGCGATCGTGCCATGAGCCGCCCGGTAGTCCTTTGTGCCAGAGTTCATTCGTGCCGACGCCGCTTGTTGTGATGTCCACCACTGCGCCGCCAATCGTTGCAGCGAATTGGAAATGCGTCGTCGTGTAGTTCTTGATGTAGTAGGTCGTGCCAGCTACAAACGGCGCAGGCAATGTCCCGCCTGCCACGACAACCCAAAAGACCGCTTCGCCTTCCGCGAAATGCGCGTTGTTCAACTGGATGCGGTCTTGCGACGGATTAACGTCTGCTGGACGAACCACCGCGCGAATCTCGTCGTGATCGTCGATTGGGAAATTGGGCGGCAGCGGGTCCATGTAGTCATACCACTCCTGCAACGTCGCACCACCTGGGAAAAAGAAATTCAAGACGTCCTGCAACAGCGCGACGGTGCCCTTGCGCATGTGCCACTGGATGGAGTTCTGCACTAACTGTTTGCGCGTTTCCAAGTCCGCAGTCGGATCATAGAAGTCAACATGGAACTGCCACGCGAGAATATCGACAAGCGTCGAGTCCGCGATCGACATGATTAGCGGAATGAAAGTGATGTATGCCTGCGGTGTGATCGGCGGCTCCGTGATTGGCGTCGTCGGTGACGGTGACGGCGGCACGCTGGCATCAGGCGGTCCAGTGTCGTCGATGATCTCCCACATCTGCGCATCGAAAGCCTGACACGCGGATTGCACTTGCCGATCGTAGTTGATCGACTGCGTGCAGAGATCAATGAGGTTAAGGTCGCGGAGTGTCTTGCTCATCGTCGTCGCATCCTTCGCCAGAGAACCGTCTGAAATTTTGTGCTGCCGCGCACAAGTCCTTTCGCGAGCAAAATCTTTTCGATGCGTTTGCGCTTTGCAGCGCGCACGCGCCAGTCAGAGTAATCTTCAAACGTCGGCATTAGATATCCTCGAAGTCCACAAAGTTAATCACGGGCGCAACATCAGGATCATGCACGGGCAATTGGTTGTAGTCCATCTCTTGGAAGTTTGGCGTCGGCGAATTGATGACAACCCGTTTCGCGCCCGCTTCCAGCATTCGCTTAATCAGCTCGTCGCCGTTGATGTCGCGCGATATCGCGCTGCGCTGCCATTGGATCCAATCGTTCGCCGCCTGCGTCACCGCGGCTTGGATCGCGCCAAGCAATACGCTGTTCGTTTGCAGAATCCAGTAGTCAACATCGAGCGTGTAAACAAACTCCGTCGCCAGCTTCACGGTTACAAAGTCTGTCACTGGCCGTCGCGTATCGACATTGCAGCTTGCGTCCACGAGCGCCATGATTTCCGGCGACGGCAGAACGCCGCCTTTGAGCAACGGGTAAATCCAGACTTCGCCCGCAATCTCTGGCGCAGAATAGATCACGGCTTGAATGATATCCGGATGCGCACTCAACGCCCAAAATTCGTAAGCTTCACGCGGACCGCATGTGCTGAACGATTCGACTGCCAGCCATAGCCTGTAACGATATTGCTCGTCGTCTTCCGCATCGCTGCCGCCTGCGCTGATCGTGGTGTTGCTGACTGAGATTCCGAAAGGCTGGTTCCAGTTTATGACGCTCGTGATTTGGCCGACTGCAAAGTTGTTGCCGATCGTGCCGGCGACTGTCGCCTGCGCTGCAACGTCCACGTAAGTTGCGATCGACGGGATGATTCCATCTGCCAGCGTTTGGAACACGACCGCATTGGGCGCCTGCACCAATGTGCCTTTGGGAATTGTCGCGCTGAATGCCAGCGGCGCAGCGAGCGTAAAGCGCAGCGTAGTCAGCGCGGGTGAGGCAGGAAGGCGCAACCCGCGCTCGCCATACAGCGCGCCGAGGTTGTCCAGATAAGTGTCGTGCGCGTATTTCAGCAAGTTCATCTTGCCAGTGAAGTCGATGATCGTGCGCTGATGCGACAGCCAGTGGCAAACCACCAACAGGAACAAGCGAACAGGGTCACCTGGTGCGAGTGTCTTCGCGATGCCAGTGAGCACCTTGAAAGCGGCTTCGTAGTCCGCGACGACTTCGCTCACGATCACGGCAGGATCTTTGACCGCGAAATCAATATCGGGAACAAACGGCAAGCCGTAGTCGGGCACAATGTTTGCGGCCGCAATGATTAGGTCACTGCTGGTCGTATCAGGCGGCTCGATGATTGGTGCTTTCGGTAGTGGCATGATTGTCTCCTATGCTGGAATAATGAAATGTTCCTTTCCTTCAAACAAGTTGCGCTCCGAGCCGCGTCGCCGCGTAAGGCCGCGCAGCGTCTTGCCGCCCGCTTTGTTCCATTTTGCGAACTCGGCCGCTGCGCCATCGTAGTCGCCCTTGTTCAGCTTTTTCAAGAGCGTCGATTTGTGCAGCGCGCCCGTGTTGAAATCGAATGACACCAGCGCGGCAAACTGATCGTCGTTGAGCGGCACTGTCACAAGCCGCTGCACGCTGTTCTGCCATTGCGTCATGTCGTGCTCAAACAATTCCTGCGCGCGCTCCTTCGTGATCTGCAATCCCGGATACACGCTGCCGTCGCCATGCTTCATGCCTGTGTGTCCCCAACCGATCGTCCACGCGCCACCAGGACACTTGTAAGCCTTGAGATACAAGTGCTCGAAATGTTTCACGAGTTCTTCGCCGCGTTGATTGATGCGTCTCATTTTGGTCCTCCATTACGTGTTGCAAAGTAAGCCGCTAACGATGAGCCGAGACCACCGGCAATGATAGATAGGATTTCACCGCCGCCCTCGGTGAAGTTTTTGTTGCGCCAGCCAGCCATGATAATTGCCACCAGCCCCCAACTCACCAGCCCTGCGGCAATCACCAACGCTACTCGATCCTTCCAGTTCATCAGATAAAGCCTCCTATCGGAACTGGCGATGAGTTGATGTGCAGCGTGATGTAACCGCTTGTGTTGCCGACGAGGACTTGCAACTGGAAAGTGTAGCTGCCGATCGCAGTCGGCGTGCCGCTGACTTTCCACACGCTGCCGCTTACTTGCTGCCATGTTAGACCTGGTGGCAGCGAACCGCTGAACAACGTCATGACGGCCGTTGACGAACTGATGAACGCCCACTGGACGAGATAAGGCAGACCAAGCTTCGCGTCGGGAAATTGCACGTCGCTGCCAAGAAAGAGTTCGATCAACGCATTCGCAAACGGTTGCGGCCTGCGTCGCCTGCCAAACATTCCGGCATTGATCATTGTCACTGATTGATCGAGTGCGTTCGCGCTCGGAATTTGCAAGAGCATCCCTTTGCGGTTCATGCCTACCTGCACGGCATTGGCCAAGACGACAGCAGTCCCATCGACTTTAATGCTCGCAACGGTTCTGAGATTTGGCATCCACGGGCTGTAGCTAAGGCTGCAACTGAACGGGAGATTGCCTATGCCATCCGAATTGCGCAGGATCGCGCCGCCTGCGATCGCCATTGTCGAAGTCGGTCCTGTGACTGGCGACGTGTTGAAATGAAATGTCGCAGTTGTGCTTGTGTTGGTGACGCTATTCGCTGGCACTCCGTTCACTGTGAAGTCTGACGCTGCAAGGCTGGCGACTTGAATCGGATCGCTGAATGTCGCAATAAAGTCCACAGTTTCGCGCACACTGCTGCCGCAAGCCGGATTCATCGCAGTCACCGAGAACGGCGCTGTGCCTGCTGGTATTTCCGTTCCAGCTGACCAGAATGTTGAAGGCGAGTTCTGATTGGCATACACGGCTTGCCACCAGCCTTGCGCGCGCGCCACGCTCGCAATCTCCGCTTGGTCTATGAGACCTGGGAAGTAACGGCCAGCGGTGTTGATGTCCACGCCGATGCAAGTTTGAACCGCAGTCGTGTTGAGTGCGCCATTTGGTGCGACTGAAACTTCCAGCGCGCCGTTGACGTAACCCTTTAAGCCATTGGTCGAATCGTAGGTGAGAGCAACATGATACCAAGTGCCGACAGAGAGCGTGGTCGGTCCTGTTCCATCTGCGGCGACGGAGCCGGTTGCCATGACGCCGAAGTAAAGCTTGCCGCTGCTCTTGAGCTCGAGCATGACGTAAACGCTGTAGGCCACATTGTTGCGAGCGATAATGCCAACGTAGCCGCCGCCAAGTCCGGACGGTTTGATCCATGCGCTGCAACTGATCGCAGCCGGATTGATGCCGCTGCCGAGATCGACATACTGATTGCTTCCGTTAAAGCTGGCCGCGCCGTCGCCTACCTTGCCCGCTGCGGCTGTCGCGCCATGGTTCGTGCCATTGTTGCTGCCAGTGAAGGAAGTGACATCGAGCGTCGTGCCATCCTCAAACGGATAACCGCCAAGGAAGTTGTTGGTATAGACTGCTGCCGCGTTGCTTCCGTCTGTCGTGAGCGTGGCGTCGCCGCAGCCCATGTAGATATACATGCCAGCTGTGAGCGACGAAATCTTTACCCACATTCGCACGAAGCCAGTGCTGGCATTGTATTTCTTGAGGACGAAAGGCAGCGCGGTCGTCATCGCGTAATCCGCAAATGGCCGGATATCGTAAAGCGTCTGCGCATGGCCGCCGTTCGCCACCGACTTGAACTGGTTAAGCGTGAGTTCAACCAGCGCAACAAAATCAGTCTGCGCGGTCGGAACCGCGCCGACAACTGCAACAGGTGTGTAGAATGCGAGCGCCATGATTAGTCGTAGCGGATGCAGGCGCGCGCGTTGTTATCCGCGAGTCTGTTCGCATTGCATAAGGCTTTCTGAACGACGCACTGCGAAGAGATTTGCTGATAAGTGTGTGCCGCGCCGTAGATGTTCATTGAGAACTGGCCTTGGTCTCCAACGTCGCCGGAAGGAACGATCATCACATTCAATCCCGGTTGCTGTGCAACGCCTCTGATGCAACTGACTACTGCAACGCCAATGTCACCTGGTGCGAATGATTGCGACGGATTTTGAGTGGTCAAGACGTAGCTCAACCCAAGTTCGACGGATGGTTGCACTACTCCTGCTGTGGCGTAGTTCAGATAGCGCGACGATTCCAGCCATGTTGCCGTCGAGTTATAGATGCACAGCAAGCCAGCCCCCGTATCATTGCCATTGACGTCCTTGCTCCGTTCAAGAGTGAAGACAAGTCGAATGCCAGTGACGTTCTGGCAGAATAGCGCGATCGCTACTCGATTGGGAGCCGCGCTGCCGTAAGAGTTATTAGCTTGCGACGAGTTGCCTGCGCTATTCATTTGAACGGCGTTCATCATGATGCCCGTGATTGTGCCGCTTCCGTTAGAGCCTGTGCCGACCGTCACCCAGATAGCGGGCGCGGCAGCGGTGCCACTGCTACTGCCGAAATCAATCCGCATGAATACTGGCACGGTAGCCTGTAGCGCATCGTTCATTTGATACACCCGATAACCCATCTTCTGGCTCGTCGTTGTCGGATGCACCAAGGCTGATGGAAGCGTTTGGCCGCTGTCGCTGGTGACTAACCAGCCGCCAGTTGTGACCAGCGTATCTTCAATGAATTGCGCCCACGCACGAAAGTTGGCGTCGGCAGCGTTATCTGCTAAGAGCGTGCTAGAGAATCGTGTTGCCATAGGTTTAATCAAACCGCATACACACGCGGCTGTATTGGTCTTGGTTGGCTGAGCCACTCAGACCTTTGTAAATGCTAACCGAGTTCAGGTGTTGAAAGGTGATCGTCTGTCCATACATGCGGATTTGGAAATTGCCTTCCGCGCCCACATCGAGACTGGAAACGATGCAGAGATTCATACCTGGTTGTTGCGCGACACCTTTGAAACAGAACGGGATTCCAACTCCCACGTCACCGGGTGCGAACGTGTCAGACGGATTCGTTGTGCTACAGATGTAATTCAATCCTGTCTCTTGCGCTGGCTGCGCGCCACCAGCCAGAATGACGTAGCGGCAGAATGACGGCCCAAAGTAATTGCCGCCGTTTGCGTAATCCGACCAGAAGACCATCACGCCATCGCCTGTGTCATTGCCGTTGGCATCTTTGCTGCGCTCCACCGAAAGGAAGTAACACGCTGCGCCAGCACTGTTGTTAACCAAGATGGCGAACGCGCATCGCGCCGGTCCTACGCTGGCGTAAGAATTACCAGGAGTCGTGCTCGGTGAATTCATGCCGAAGCCCTGCAAGCGCGCGCCGCCATTAAAGGTGACGTTCGTGATGTTGCCGGCGCCGTCGCTGCCTGAGCCAATCGTTATCCACCATGCAAATGTCGAGACTGTTGAGTTGGAACCGAAGTCGATGCGCATGAACACTGGACTTGTCGCCTGTAGCGTGTGGCCCATCTTGTAAATGCGATAGCCCTGCTTGGTATTCGCCACAGTTGGATGCGCGATCGTAGCTGGATTCGCTTGGCCTGAGTCCGATGACAACACCCACCCGCCTGCGAGAAGCGCGGCGTCGATGAATTGCACAAGTGCCTGAAAGCGCGCGTCGGTTGTGACGTCGCCGAGTAATACCGAAGAAGTTTTTGTAGCCATAGTTAATAGTCCCGCAGGACGGTTGACAGATCCCATTTGGAATCGACTGCGTTGCGCACAAATCCGATATACATCGTCGTTGCTGCCGTGGTGCCAGCTGGAAACGGCAAATAGGTAGGCGCGCGATACTGCGAGCCGAACACAAGCGTCTGCGCATTCGTGGTCTTGATGCGCAATAGCAAGCCGCGCCCTTCCGCTGGCGCAGGACTTCCCGCTTCGCTCGTCACTGGATTGGCAACCGTGAGCGTCCCTGCCGCCTGCGTGTTGTTCTGGATGCACATATCAAACTTGTAATCAGGCGTGAGCGTCGTCGCATCCGGAAGCGTCGTCGGCGTGCGCTGACCGCTTGGGCCAACTGGACCTGGTGCGCCGTCTGCGCCAGCTGGACCTTTGATGTTGCCTACGCTATCCCACTCGGCGGGCATGTGTTGATTTCCTCCATGTGCGTGTTGTGCCGACGATCGTGTATTGGTAAACGTCGCCGCTCACAACATCGAGATACATATCGTTCTCCAGTGCGCCGCCGATGGATGCGGGTGCGCCGCTGCCCCAATACCACAACGAGCCGCGCACTCCCGCCGCACCTGACGCACCGGGCGGACCTTGCGGCCCTGCTGGTCCTGGTATGAGCACTGGTTGATTCACGGCTGGTAGTTCTCCTGCGACGCGCACGGGTGACGCGAAGATGTTGGCACGATCATACGGGATATCTGTTCCATAGATCACGTTCCTTATTTTGAGTTTGAGCGTTGCGATTAGATGGCCTTCCAAGACGTCGGCTGCAAATTGAATGTCGCTGATCTCTGCGCGGTTCTCCCAAAAGTAAATCGCTTCAAGGAAAGCGACTGTCGCTTCGCTGGCAGCGTCGATCGGCAAGTCCACAATGCGCGCGTCAACGCCTAGCGTGCGCTCCAATGCTGCGCTCCAGATAGGCGTGGCAATGATTGTCTTCACGTTCTGGAAAATCTCCTTGTAGCTGATCGCGCCGAAGTCGATCTGCTCAAAGCTTTGCATGTTGAGCGGCACTCCTTCCGCGTCACGGAAAGCGATGCGCCAGTTCTGCCCAAGATCGTCGGGCGTGCCATAGCCGCCGAATCCTTGCGGCACTGGCGGCTGCGACGCGACAGGCGTCGGCGCTGGCGTTGGCGCGGGTGACGGTGACGGCGTTGGTGACGGCGGCACAGGTGCGGGGAATAGAGGCGCGCTCATTAGATTGCTCCGCTCCCGAAGAAGTTTCCAACGCCTGCCGGCAATCCGAATTGCTGTAGCAAGCCTTCCGCAAACGGAATGTATTCAGTGAAGCTGATTGCCAGCGTCACCGAGAGAAGCTTGCCGCCTTTCAGCCAGTGCGTGTGCGTCTCTTCCAGTTCATCAATCACGAAAAGCGAAAGACCAGGTCCCATCGGTTTGCCGCCTATGACAAGCGGCGACCACCAGCCGTTCTCATGGAACAAGTGCCACTCTGCCATGATCGGCAGCGGGTCGCCGCACCAAGCCGCATTCAGCTTGATGTCCATGTCGATCTTGAGCAACCCGTTGCCAGCCCACTCGAGTAGCGGCTTGCGCAGGTCAACCATGTGCTCGCCGTAGCGGCCAGTGTATTTGCGCTTGATCTCGTAGAACGTATGGATCGCGCCGCCGCGCCTTCCGAAAATGATTGGTCCGTAGAGTCCTTCCATCGTCGCGTTTAGCTTATGCTGTTTTCAGCATAAGCTTCTCCTCCAGTTGCGCCATGCGTTGCTCCAATGCGGCAATGCGTGCTTCCAGTTCTGCGCGCGCGCCCGTGTGCAATCCGTTCGGGTCGGTGTGAACGCCGCCTGACTGATCCATCGCTCCGACAATGATTACATGGCCGTTCAGTTTGATGGTCGGCGCGGTAATGTCGATCTCCGTCGAGCCTTGCAGCTTGATTGTGTCCTGCTCGATCGTCACCGTCCCTGTCGGGCTTTGCACGGTAATGTCGCCGTTGCTGGACTTGATTAAGATATCGCCGTCTGCGTCGATGTTGAATGCCGCGCTGTCGGTGGTCTTGAGGTTGACATCGCCTTTGTAAGTGCCTTTCCAGCCAGCCTTGAAATCCTGCGTCAAGAATGGATCCGCGCTATCGTTCGCGTCGAACTTCTGCGTGTGACCGCCTTCCCATTCGGTGTAATCCAGCTTCGGATCAGAGACAGGCGGCTTGTTGCTCTTGCTATAGAAGCTGCCGATCACAAGGTAGTCGCTGGTGTTGCTGGCCAGCTTCACCATGAGCACAAGATCATTGAGGCGCGGGACTGCGTAGCTTTTCTTCGCCATGCTCGCTACTTGCAGCACTGGCACGGGCTTGCTGATCAGCGGCGTGTTGTTGCGGTCGATGCGGTCAGGCATGATCACGCGCACATTGGCGTGGCTCTCGTCACACTCGATCTTGCTGACGCGCCCAATCACTACGGCCGTCTGAAAGCGCGTGTCTCTGCCGCGATTGGCATCTGTGTCGGAGAGTAGCCGTTTCATCTTAGTAGCCTTGCAAACATTTCCGCGCGTCGAGTGTGCTGGTGAACATTGGTCCGCATTTGTGCTCTACGCTTTTCAGAAACCACTTGCCATCGTATTTGCCGACGCCGACCAGCATGAACGTCTGTCCCGCTGCAATTAGCGGACAGCCGATCGACATTTCGATCTTCGCTTCGACGCGGTCTTTGTTGCGGCGCCGCGAATGACTTTTCGCGAGCAGGTCTGCGCTTGCGCTACTGCCTGTCTGTCCCCATGACTGCACTGGATCCTCACGCGTTGTCGGACCGTCGCCGCCACCGTCGTCGCCTTCGTCGCTTTCTTCGTCGGGCGAGTCCGTCCCTTGATGGATTGCCTGATGCCAGTCGCTTGCGGGTTGCTCGTCGCCTGCGACGTGAACAGCTTGCGTCATCTTCCCGCTGGCAGGATCGACATGGCTCACAGTGCTCTTTGCCGTTGTGTCAACCAGCCGCGTAATGAAATTGCCGCCGCTCATGCGAAACGTGCCCATGCCGGAGAGTCCTGCGGCCGTTCCATAAACGATCGCGAACTTTGGCGCAGCTTCTTCCAGCGATTGCTCGTCGAACACGACCACGCTGCCGCGATGAATCTTGATCGCCAGCTTCGCGTCGCGCGCCTGGTGCATCAGAAATTCCAAACTGCTTTGCTCTGTCTGTTCGACAGCTTGGTAGTTCGGATTGATCTGCGATTGCCAGTCAAGTTGCAGATGGTTCTCGTCCTCTACGATCTGTTTCGCCAAATCGCGGTAGGTAGTCGGTCCCCAATTCCGCGTCTCCGTGTTGGCCTTAATCGTTGAGGTTGTCGGAATCGAGTTGCCTTTGATCGACACGGTATGCTGCGGCAGTTCAAACTCGATCTGGTCAATCCATAAGCGGCCGCAATCCAGCTTCAGCTTGCCAGCGTTAGGCGAATACCAACGCTCTGCGATGATGCCTACGTCGATGAACGCGCCTTTGTCCGGCATCCATTCGTTGATGAACTTGCGATCGCGATCGGCAAGCTGCAACTGGAAGTCGTCCGCTTTCTCGCCGTCACAGCTATCGACATACATCATGTTAAGGAAGTAAGGCGACAACGCTTGAAACCAATCCGTGCCATTCATCATGAGCGACGGATAAGCGGTGCGGACTTGCAGGATCATGGTATGAGCAGAGCCACCTTCCATGGCACTAACAAAATCTCGGTTTGCGATTCGATCTTGGGAATGATTACCGCAATGCCAGCAGGGAACAGGCTGATGTCGCGCAGATGGTAGTTCGCTTCGATGATGCGATACATCAATGCTTCGTTGCCGCGCTTGAAGCCGTAAACCTTCATGGCAATGACGTCCCACCAATCGCCTTGCACGCTCACATAGATGCGCGCACCCAACGGCGCAGGCATGGTCTTGTAAGGCGGCTGCGTCGGCGGTGTGATTGGCGGCTCTGTGCTAATAACTGGCAAGGCCATTATCCGTAACCTCCTTCGTAACTCAGTCGGCGTTCCTGCCGCTGCGCGCGCGAGAACTGGTCAATGAAATCCGAGGCAAGATCGCGCAGCCGCGAATCCATCGCGCGTTGCTCGCTTTCGCTGGCATTGCCATGGATTGTGATGTTAGGCGCGAAGTTCACATGATGCGTCGTCACATTCCCGCCGCCCATGCCGAGTGCGCGCGCTGCGTAGCTTAGAAGTCCCTGCGCGCGCGAGCCGCCTGTCAACGGAATGATTGCTTCCGGTCCGCCTTCGCCCACCATCGCTGCGCGCGCTGCGTTCACAATGCCGCCTGCCGCGTAGCGTGACATTTTGAAAGCGGCCATGTTTTCCTCACCAGGTATGCCCAACTGCGAATACCAATCTTCGCCCAAGTGCTCTTTGATCGCGCCGTGAACTTCGTTCGCCATGCCTTGGTCAGTGAGGCCGCCGAGCACGTTGCGCGGTGCGCCATATGTGCCAGCAATGTCTTGAATCATTCCCGCTACCTGCGCCGATCGCGCGTCGCTCAAACCTTTCGACATGACTGCCGCAGTCTCGCCGCGATTCCACGGGCCATAGAAACCGCCCTTGATAAGTTGCTCCATGGTCTTCGGCGTTCCCGCTTGCTCGTAAGCCACATAGCGATTGACCAACGCCTCCATGACGTTCTTTTGGTCTTCGACGCCGCGCGCTTCGGTTGCCAGTGTCGCGGATATCAAGTTGCGAATTTCCGGCCGCTGCAAATCTGCGATCGCGTTCGCTCGCTCCGCACGCACGGCATTCTGTCCCGCCGCTGTCAGCGCGCGCGACGGCATTGGCGCTTGCCCCGCTGCGTATGCTGCCTGCGTTGCTGCGCCGCCTGCGCCGCCTGCCGCACCTGGTGCGCCACCCGTGCCGCCTAACCATCGCGGACGGTTCTTCCATGCGTCGATCAGCTTGTTGTAAGCGCCATAGATATCTTTGAACGGCTGGAGCAACCAGTCGATGATGATCTTCCCGATCTCCTTGAAAATGTTGATGATCTTTTCTTTGTTGCTCACAATCAAATCCCAAACCAGCGCGATCGTGTCGCGCACGAACGCCAGCTGGTCGCCCATCGACTGAATGAACCCGCCTACGATCGGAATCCGCGTGGCCGCTTTCCACATCACCCAAATTCCGGTGGTGAACTCCTTCCAGTAAACAATGACAAGGATGAGCGCAGCGATCAGCGCGGTAATGCCAATCACAATCCATGTGATCGGGTTGGTGAGTAAGATGACGCCTGTCGCGCCGAACACGACATTGAAAGCAACGAGTGCAGCCGTGACAGCCACAATGCCTGCCGCGAATATCTCCCACATCAGTTTTTGTTGCGGTCCTTGTCTGTCCCACCATTCGCGCCATTGATTGAACGCAGGGATGAGCACATTGACGACGAACTCTGCCAGCTTGCGCATGACTTTCATCAAGCCACGGAACAGCGCGAGTATCGCTTCGCGGTTCTTTGGATCCGCGAGTGCCTTGTCCCACATCTCCGCCATTTGCGCCTGCACTGGAATGATCTGGTCGCCGATCTCGTCTTTCAGGTCGGCCAGATGATTTTGCATCATCTGAATCTTGCCAAGGTCAGTCAGCGATTGCAGATAGTTCTGCCCCTTGGCATAGGCCATCCGCTTGTATAGGTCTTCCAGCCGCGCCTGATACGTGACGAACTCTTTCTCCCAGCCTTTCGGCAGGAAGATGCCGAATGCTGCAAGCTGTTTGGATTTGCCTGTTTTGATCGCGCGCATTACTGCGCTGGCCAACTCGATCATGTCGGCTTCATTTGCGTTGACGCCGCGCGTCGCCACCAGCAAGTCGCCCATCGCTTTCGCTGACTGCATGATCTGCGCAGTCGGCATTCCTTTGAGCGCCAGTTGCCCGCTCATCGCGTAGAACACGCGCTTCGACAGCACGCCTTGTTTGCCTAGCAAGTCGTTGTTCGCTTTGATTAACTCGGCTTGCTTCTTCGCTTTATCCATGCCGCCCGCGTTGATCTCCGCGTTCTGCAAGAGCGTGACCTGGATCCGCAGCAACTGTTTGTGAACGTCAGCGGCGGCCTCTGCCGCCCCGCTAAACATATCGGAGAAAATCTCACCGGCCTTGAACCCTGCGAATCCCGCAAGGAACGTGGACATTAGACCGGTGAGTTTCTTAAAGCCTGCGCCGACGCGCTGCGCTGCGGCGTGCAGAGCCTTCATGCGGCTCTCTGCAAACTTCATCACGCCCTTGAACGAGCCGAGCAACTTCGCGCCGATCGCAAAGATCGTCGTGTATTGCTTTTGGTTGGCAGCCATTGGTTATCTCCGTTTTGCTTCTCGTTCCGCAGCTTCGTTTTCTTCCTGCACCTGACTCGCTAACTCCAACAAGTATTTGCCTACCTCTGTGAGCGGCAGCCCTGACCAGTAGTCCACGTCGCCCAATCCCGCGCGCGCCAACCGCACTGAGACCGAACGAAGGAGACCGGTTACGCTTTCTCCTCTTCCGGCGAGCTGCCACAGGCTTTTAGGACTTCGACCCGAAGGGGCGTGTAATAGCGCCGTGGCAGTTTGAGTATGACACCCAGTGGAACGTTAGCGCGGTGCGCCGCGATGATGCAATGGTAGAGGTGCTTCATCTCCGGCAGCACGACTTCATTCTTATCCGCTTTATACAACTTATTGAACTCACGCTCTGCACGCTGGAAGTCCTTGCCAATCATGGCGTCGAAGTCGAACACCAGCTCGGAATACTTCTCGCCGTCAAACTCCAACGGCGGGTCGATGCGCAGCCGACAAGGCGGCTTGGGCTGTTCTACTTCAAGGTCGCGAAACTCTTGCGGCTCTACCGCCGAAGGCTCCACTTCCGGATTATGATTGTCAGTTCCCACCGCGTGCGGTGGCGTCTCTCTTTTCTGTAGCAGTGTTGGATCCATGCCGCACCTATAGCACGGTCTGTCAAATCTTTACAAGCCGATCAATTGTCGGATGCGCGCGGCGCTGTCGATCAGTTGGATTCCGTCGCTCCAACGGCAGACCGCGTTCTCCTTGTTCAATTCAAACCGAACAATGTCATTGTGCAGCGCGCGAATGCCGATCAATTCGTATTCGCTCACCGCTTCGCCTTTGGTGCCGACTTCCAGCTTGCCAAGGTTGAACGACTTCGGCGCGGTGGTCATGACGAAGCGCCAGCCTTCGTGAATGATCTTGCCTGTCGCGCTGTTGTGGTTCTGCACGGCCGCCCACGCGTCCAGCTGTGCGCCGTCTTGGATGGTCGCGAACACGGCATCATCCGTGATCGTGAGCCAATTCATTGTGACGGTCATGGCTTGGAAGTGCGCCTGAATCGGCATGTCGATCTCGCCGAAGATCCCGCTGCCTTTCAGCGAGTCGGTGAGGTTCTGCAGGTTGGGCAGCGTGACGTCCGCCAGCCCGATCAGCCTGCGTCCATCTTTGAAGATGGAGTAGTTAGCAACGTGATTTGGAATTATCATTTGTTAGGTCTCCTTACTATCTGCTGCGGTTACGCTGCGGTTGCTGCCTCTTCGGGGAAGAGGTTTTGAATGAACGGAATCCAATACTCGATGCGGAAGTCCAGCCATTCGGCGGGCGTCGGCACGGCAATGTAAATGTGGAAGGTGAAATGCCCGTTGAGCAATTCAGTCGTCGGGTTTTCGTCCTGACGAAACTCGATGCGCGCGCCCAACAGGGCTTCGCTGTTCGCCAGTCCATCCAGCCACAGTTGCAGGCTGTTCACGATCGCGTCGATCAGCCGGCGATTACCTGGCTCGTCAACTTTCTGCCAGATCGTAAGCACGATCGTGTTGCCGATGAAGTCGAACATCCTGCGCACAGGAATGAACATGTCCTTCACATCGGTGTTGGCAGGGAAGGCCGCGGTGCGGTTGCCCCAACTGCGCCAGCCGCCGACAAAGTTCAGCGCGGTCACGATGCCTTGGCCGTTGAGCATGTTGGCGTCGAGCAAGTGCATTGCGATCTCGTCGCCATCTTCGGTTTCCAGTCCGTTCATCCGCAGGTTCTTGTTGCTCGGACTGTGATACGGCAAGCCATTGCCTTTGTAGGTGTCCACCCATTGCATGAGCGGTCCCTGCTGCGATGCAAAGTTGAAACGCTTTGTCACTTGCTGCGCGCTACCAGGTTGTCCGACGACCGCGCCTTTGAGCACGGGATTGCCGAACAAGCATTGCTGGCGCGGGAAGGAAATGTTGTTTGCGTCCTTCCATGCTTTCACGCCCGACGCGACTTTGATGGTGCCAGTGTCCACGTCGATCAGGCATGTGCAAGCGAAGCACCCGTTGATGTTCTCGCACTTCGCTTCCATCACGGCCGCAACAGTCGGGTCTTTGCTGAACGCAGGGCAGATGATGATTCCGGGAACTAAGCCCGTTGTCTGGAACACGTCTTCGATCACTTCCAAGCCGGTGCGCTGGCCAGTGTCGGTATCGACGCCGCCAATGATTGTCGCCGCGTCGATCGGCGTTGTGCTCGGCGCGTCGCCTTCAACTTTCAGCTGCGAGTTGTCCGCAGGAATGTTGCCAGTCGAAACGCGGGTGATAACCCAAGTGTTGGTGTTCGACAGCGACAGCAAATAGTCAGTGCCGAGCTCGTAGGTGGTCGTGCCCGTCTGATCTTTCACAACGACGGTCCATGCGAGCAGTTCCTTGAGCGTGTCCACTTGGCCATTCACCAGCGTCACAGTGAGCGGAGAGATTGGCGTGGCACCGTCCTCAGGATCGTTGCAGGGAACGTAGATCACTGGATACATGCCGAACTCAACGAAGAGTGCGTCCATGTGTTCGCAGATGTCGTATCGCGCCCAATCATTGGAAAAGCCGAGAGCCGCAACTGCGTCCTCGTAGCGATTAAAAATGTTGGGCTTGTTGAGAGCGTCCCGCCCGTTCATCACCAAGTGAAGCGGCGCGGAACCAAACACCACGTTGACGCCTGGTAGGGCTTCAACAGGGCTGATTACACTTGTGGGAACGTCAGACCAGCTGACGCCGTGCTTGAATTGTCCTAGATTAGGCATGGGTTTGTATGTTTAGGTTTGGAGTTTGCTTTGACTGCGACTGGCGTGCAAGCCAGCTTTGGACTTCGCGGTAGAAGGTGACGAACTTTCCGCGCGTTCCCTTCATGTTGTGCGCGTAGTCGAAATCTAATTCGCGCCTGACGACTGCCGCCCGCGCGACGGGCACGAGCAATTCGCCGATCGCAGGACACTTCTCGATCAGTGCCTTGAAATTCGGGTGAAGCCCGTTGTAGAACACGTTGCCATAGCCAATGCCGTAAGCGTGCAGGCGCGGCCCAAGGTAGATCACTTGCTTCGTTATCTTGTGTTTCTTTTTCATTCGCTGTAATGCACTGGCGTGTCGATGTGCTCTGCGGGAATGATGCCGCCGCCAAGGTCCGGCATTGGACGGCCGCTTGGCAATTCCCAATGCGTTGTCATCTCGCCAATGAAATGCGGAAACGTGTCCACTTCCGGAATCGTCCACTCGATAGGCAGCACAATCGGATAGGCTTGCTCGAGTGCGGCTTGGCCGAAGCTGCAAAGCGCGATCGCTGCCGCTTCGATCATGTTGGTAATGTCCTGATAACCTTGGCTGTCAGGGTTCTCGTCATACGTTGTGAAGCAGATGCGGACGGTGACGATCGTTTCGTCCGTCTCCACTTTTCCTTTGACTGCCTGAATGATGACGTTTGGAACATCAGGCAGCTTGTCAGCATTGATCTCTCCCGTGACGGTTCGCGGTATGCGTCCACGGACTACGCGCGGCGGTTGCTTTAAGGCAAGCGTCTGCGCGCGCAGCGTCGGGTCGTATGAAACGGGCGGCTCGTCGGGTCCGCGCACAATATCCAGTTGCGGGCTGGTGGCCTGCGACAGGTTGAGCGTCGGGTTGTCGAGACGCGCGCCGCGATACAACACCGTGAGAAAGCGAACCAGCGCCGCTTCCAGATCAAACGCGGTGTGA